GGTATGTAGATAATCCGGTTGTTTGCTATGAAGGTGACACATTCTCACCGGGATTGGTTGACGGAGTAAAGACCGTTACCTATCAGGCGGCCTGTCCCCGCAAATCAAATAAGGTGATCGGTGGTTTTATCCGTATTGTCCGCGCCGATGGGACTGTAGACTGGCATTGGATGATGGAGGGTGATATCAAACGCTTAGAGGCGTACAGCTACAAAAACAACCAACGTTGGAATCCGCAAACCCGTCAAAAAGAAGGTAAGGCGAATGCCCTCTATACTTCAAACGAAGGCGGTATCGATCCTGGGTTCTTGGAAAGCAAACTAATTAAACACGCATTCGACGGATATCCCAAAGTCCGGACTGGAAAGTTTACTGTATTCGAAACTCAAGAAGAACCGCAGGATATTGACTACGGATTAGAACAAACAACCGTTATTCAGCCCAATCAACCCGGACAGCAGCCACAAGCCCTTCAACCTCAATCGGAAAACCCTTTACAGGAATTCGGAGAGCAACCACAAGCGGAACCGGTACCCGCATCAGGTATAACAACCCCAATATCACAGGAAGATGAAGACGCCGGATTTTAATAAACTCGATCAATCACTTAAAAATTTATCACAATGGATACACAAGCTAACAATTCTCTTATTAAAGTGGAAGAATTCAATCAGATCATGCAATCGGCTCCTGCCACCTTGCAACGCAACCAAACTTCCGTATCGACATGTAACCAAGCCGGACAAACACTTCTGGACACCATTGAAGCGGAAGGAGGTATTAGCTCGGATGAACTGGATGCGAAGGTCTCAGAGTATTTGGCAAAGACGAAAATAACAATAGAAAACATGAACAAGCGTCGTAAGCCATTGACGCAACTTCTGGCTACGGTCAGCAAGTCTTTTACCTCTTTGGAATCGGCTATCGACGTCAAATCGGTCACCACTATTCCTTATAAGCTCCAACAGGCCCGTAACAAATACGCGGCCAAGAAGATTGCCGAACAAAAACGACGGGAAGAGGAAGCTCGCCGTAAACAGATGTTGGAGAACGAAAAGGCTCAATACCGATCGGATATCTCTGTCATGTTGGATACAGCGTATGCCGCATACGTTGAAAAGCATATCAATGCACTAAACAGCATGTTCAACCGCGCTACTCTCGCTACCTACAACGATGTATGCCGACGAATATCCGAAACAAGTATAAATTTCTCCTGGAGTGCTTTTGTTGAAAACGTTTCTGACAACAAACAAACCTTCTATATGGACGCAGAAACCCGTAAGGCAATAAAAAATGAAGTCGCTATACAAAAGAAGAAAGATTTTACAGAACGTTACCGTTTTGAAATAGAGGGTACAAAGCAGGATTTGATCGACAAACTCCCCAGCCTCCGCAAACAACTGGAAGAACAGGAAGAGCTACGCCGTACCAATGCGGCCGAAGCAGCCCGTATAGAAGAAGAGCGAAAACAACAGGAAGCGGAAGAAAGAAAAAAGCAGGAAGAAGAACGCAAACGCCGGGAAGAAGAGGCTAAGGCCAAATCGGCTGCAGAAAAGTCTGCTGCCGAAGTACAGGCAGCATTTGATTTCTCAGCAGCCAGCATGTCCCCTACTCCAACGAAAGCCAAGGTCAAGAAGAAGATCCAGATAACCAATCCACAAGGATTCATGCAGGTATATCAGATGTGGTTCATGCGCGAAGGAATCAATATGAGCATGGAGGATCTAGAGAAGGTACATAAGAAGATGATTACCTACTGCGAGAAAGTTGTGAATAAGGACGGAGAGCAAATCCAGTCCGCATATGTAAAGTATATCGATGATGTAACAGCCAAATGATATGAAAAAGAAACTCTATCTGTCCTCATGGATAAACTTCGGAAAATACAGACGCGAGCCAAGTATTCTGAAAAAGATTCTCGATACGGAAGAGGGCCGCAAATGGTTCCGGTGGCTGATGGATAACACCTACAATTTCGAATTTGACTTTGCAGTAATTGAATATCTAAAACTCAAGGAAGAAGATGCAAGATACGTATTACCAACGGTCGGAGGTTAGCAACTCAGACCTAACAGAACTAAAGAACCTTCTCTATCCCCGTACCCAATACGGGGATAAGGAGAAAGCTTTCAAATTCGGCAGCCTAATCGATGCGATGATTACCGAACCGGAAAGGGTCAGGTATGATAAGCACATGGTAGACGATGTATTGTATTCCGGCAAGGATTGGGAACTGGCAGAAGCCATGAAGAAGTCCCTCCGCATGGAAGCCCGACACGATCCTTTCCTGGCCCAAGTGCTTGCTAAGGCGGAAACTCAACGATTCATGGTCAATAAGAACCAATGTTTCCAATATGGTAACTTCAAATACACGCTCGATACCCGGTGCAAATGGGACTGGTGGCTTCCGACCTACGGATTCGGGGGAGACCTGAAAAGCACTTTTGCCA